GACAAGGTCTATTTTTTTGAAAAAATTTAAAAAAACTTCATCAAAACTATTGACATTATACAACTTTAGTTGTATAATGTATACATAAGGTTAAGGAGGAAACCTTAGACAAGGAAACTAGTAGAAAGGAAAACAAAATGTTTAAGTTCAAAAAGAAGCCACTCAAAGTAAAAACAAATAAGCTAGTAGTCAAAATAAACTTATTTATAATCAGCTTTGAATGGCACATCGAATTTGGATAGTGAGAAATCACTATCCACCCCTTCGGGGGTGTACTTAAATTATAACAGGAAAAACAATGAAAGTAAATCTAAAAATTAGAAAAACCACCAAGCGTGAAAAAGTTGAATTTATTATTGGACTTCTTCTACTCCTATTTGCAGTTTGGTATTTTATGAGGTAATATATGTCAGTAGATATTAAAGCTATCCGCTGGCTTTTAGACAACGCCACAGCCTATGCTATCAGCAAAAACTGTGGCGTATCTATTCAGGCAGTAGATAAGTATAAAAACGGTGTATCAGATATTATGAACATGCGTTTAAAACACGCTATCAGCATGACTTCTTACGCCCATACACTACAAGAAAAACAGTGAATACCATCACTGTTTTTTCTATTTTGAGCAAGCAAAAAAACCGCAAGCATGAGCCTGCGGTTGGTGTAATCTAATTTGAAAGTCCTTTCTGTTTTTATTTTTCTTCTTTTGGTTTATCAACTACTGTGATAAGTCCGTCTGGTTCAGTTTTAAATGCTGGGTCTGTGTGAAGTTCACCGTTTGCCTTCAGATAGTACCAACCTTCGCCTGATTTGATGAATTGCTTAGATAGCATATAACCATCTTTTTCTTCCATAAAATACCAGGTTTCACGGTATTTCACCCAACCAGTGGCCATGCGACCGTCTGATTTGAAGAAATACCATCGATGGTTGAGGAACATCCAGCCTGTGACCATTGCGCCACGTTTGTCAAGATAGAACCAATCTTTGCCATCATTGAACCAACGGTTGATTAGGCAGTATCCACGTTCATCGAAGTAGAACCACTCATTGTTGATTTGCTTCCATGAGTTTGTGGGATAAGAGCCATCTGACTCCTCCCACCACCAGCCGGTGCCATTTTGTTTCCAACCAGCTTCAGAAAGACCACCTTCAATGTCTTTCTTGAATTGCTCACGACTGATACCCCATTTGGCAAGGTAAGGGTATGGATCCACATGGTCAGAGTAATTTCGAGGTTGGTTGTACGTGCAATACTGATGTGTCTTGATTCCTGCTAGGCTATCAGAATCCAGCGTTTTCGGAATCCCTGCTTCATCAGCAAGATTCCGCAGAAGCTCAACATAGAGCTTATAATCGCGCATAAACTCTTCTTTTGTGCTATGACTTTCAATCAGTTCAACTTGACCGTATCCTTCAACGTTCCATCCACCTCCTACATCGTAGGCTCCCATGTCTGTGTACCAGGTCTGCATTACACGGCCGTTCCCAACAACGTGGGAAAAGAAACCTGAATCAACAGGACGGCGCATGTGGTAGTCTGCTTCATTTTGGGCAGTCGAGTTCGGATTCCCTGTTGAATGCGCATGAATTTGTCTGTATGGTTGTTCCCCAACTTGTGGAAGGTCAGTTCTTAGTCTACTTGTATCAATATCCATTATTGTTCTCCTTCGTTCTTATCGTTTTTATCGCCAGATAAACGCTCAAATGCCTTAATGATAGGCTGGAAGATAGTCACATTACCTTTCAACTTACGGTAATTTTCGATGAGTGACTGGAATGTGAAAAGCAAATATCCCAGGTAAATCGAGTATAGAAATGCGAACCCTGTCTTCTCAGGCAACAAGACAGACATCGGAATCAATACCATCAGCAATAGAACACCAAGAATCTTTCGAATCAGACCGTTAATACCAATCTTGCTCTTGTATTCAATTTCTGGATTTGCAATCGCTGCAAACGTCCCTGATGCAAAATCTACGATTTCTAGAATCACAATTAAGCCTAGCGCATACAATACTAAACCATCTTCTGTTTGAATCAGGCTTCTAAAAAAGTTAAACAATTCGATTTTCATATATTCTCCTTTACTGAACAGGTTTTGTCTCTAACTCATTAGATGTTTGAGTCTGTTTGTCGTTTTTTGTACCATCCCACTTCCAAACGGCAAGTAAACCATTTTGAGATGGTCCACCTTCAAGTTGCTTGATAGATTCGCCTTTGTAAGTAAAAATCTGATTTGTCTGAATCAAGACATGCTTGCCTTCGCCATTCAATTCAACGTGTTCAGGATCTTCAATCACAAACATATCACCTGGTTGATAGACCTTACCTTCCTCAACAAGTGGGAAGAGTTCGACAAGTTCCTTGTAGGTTGTACCGTAGGCGATTTTTTCCCCCATGATAGAATCTTGAGCCATGACACGCACTACTTTATCGATTTTATTTGCAAGAGCAGAAAGTCTGTCCTGTTCGCTCTTGTTGTGCGCAATCTGCTGCTCAGCTTGTTCAAGCTTATTCTTCGCCTGCACAATCGCAGAGCTTGGGTCCAATTCAGACTTGAGAACATCCAGCACCGCTTGAATCAAGACGTCTTCTGGTTCGTTTGTACGATCTCCAGGGAATGATCGTGAGTTAGTGCTGTAGCGATTTCCTTCTGATAATTGAATTTCTACCACGGTCTCAACATTAGAACCAGAAATTCTTAAGTACGGTTTTGTTGATAGATTATAACCATTGATTGCCATGTCTATTCTCCTTCTGCTGGTTTAGTTTGTTCATCAAGCAGAGCTTCCAGCTCATCCACTCGTGCTTGAAGTCTTTGATTTTCTGCCACTTGCTCATTCAACTGAATACTCAAGAGATTACTTGTAATCATCGAATTTGTTGAAGCTGTTGACATTTCACTAATTGTCATTTGTAAGGCTTGGTTAAGCTGTTCTGCGTTCATTTTCTAAGTTCTCCAATCTTTGTGTTAATGTTTTATTTTCAAGAGCAAGCTCCTGAATAGCTTTGAGTGCAATATTGGTCAATCTGAGATTGTCTAGGTTCAGCGTATCTCCATTCTCGTAAACAAGAGTAGGATCTACCGCTTGGACCTCTTGCGCAATCAAACCAATCTTTGTGTGTGCTTGTCGTGGTCTGTCCTCTTGCTTCTTCCAATCGTATTCCTTGAATTGAAATTGCTGGATATAATCAAGAGCCTTATGCTTGCAGTCAACAATATTTTCCTTTAGACGTCTGTCTGAGAAGTGCGCATTTACACATGTCCACAGACTGTACGCTTTACCGTTATAGCTATAGTATATATCATTTCCTGAACCACCAAAGTCCAGAGAAACAGATGAATTCCAATAGCCAATAGTTGCTGTGCTTGATCCATTGATAGACCCTTTTCCGGTCTTAAACCAGCCAATTCCGTTCGCTTTGATGTATCCCTCTACTGTTAATAGGAAGTCATCACTTCTGCTTGCGTAACCGCCAGTAGTAAAATCCGAGTCCTTGTAAATGAAAAGGCCGTAAGGGACATTCTCGCCACGACCATAAGAACCAATGAACTGGACACCCAACCCATCTTTGGCGTTATAGTCTCGTGGTACGTTAATCTGTAAACCACCATTCACTGTATCAAACGAACCGTAAGAACCTAGTTGGATTTTAGTGTGGCCTGTTAATGTTCCACCGTAAATATTTGTACCTCGGATAGTCCCACCATAAATCCTATCACCGCTTAAAATACCTGAGCGAACCTGACTTGCATCAATCGCAACGCTCTGAACTCGGTTGATAAATGCTTGCTTAGCAAATAGCTGATTCAAATAAGCTTCATTTGCGACAAGCTTATTGAAAAATGCCTGGTCAACTTTCAATTTTTCAGCCGTGACTGCTTCTGCATCTAAAACGACTGTAGTCACTGAACCAGCTTCAAAATTTGCCGTTTTCAGCTTATCAACCATAGCCGACTTGATGACTGCCTTGTCAATCAGAGTCTCGCCAGTTATGTGGGTCAATTTCCCGTCAAGTCGATTATGACCATTTGCCCCAAGATTGAGACCTGAAACCAAAGCACCAGCACTAGTCAGATTTTGAACTGCCCACGACCCAGCAAGCTGAGTTTGAACAGACCGAATAGCCTCGTCTGTGTCTTCAGGAGCTTCTGAAAATAGAGTTGACACTGTTCCAATTTCAACTTTTGGAAATGCAATCCAAACGGTTGCGTTTGAAAAAACATGTAAGATTAACTCGCTTGTAGCATTTGTATTTTCATTTCTTATGAACTCAACATCGTAAAATTGCCAATCAGTAGTCAATGAGACACTTTTAACAGCACCTCTATATCCTGCTCTAGCTTGAAAATTCGTATTATTGACAGTAGATTTTGCCCAAAAGCTAAATCTTGCTGATTTATTTTTCAGTTCATCAACTCGGCCAGTGCGTGAATTACCACCAAGTGAGAAAGTGATTTTTTGATTATCAGTTTTGCCATTGAAGGTTGATACAATCTTCAATGTGTTCACTCCTCTAAATTGATTGTCAGAATCAATACTTACAGCTAACTGTCCTTTGGTCTGCGAAGCATCATCAAACAGCTTGTACGTTGAATATTTATCTCTTAAATCACGTTTGAATAGCGAATTTAAGAAAAGATTTCGTCCACTTGCTGACGCCTTTGACACTTCAACCTGGAATAATTGACTTGTCAAAGCCATACGAGCTACCTTATCTGCAATTCCATTTTCAGTATTGCCTAAAATTCGCTCATAGAGCTGACTAGTCTCTCTGACTCTCTGGAAGTCTGTCTGATTAGCCTTGCCAGAAATCATTGAGGTGATGTCTGCGAATCGTCCGTCTACTGCTGTTTTGTATTTGGCAATCTGAGTGGCAATCGAGCCATTTTGTGGGTTGGTAATAGCTTCAAGCCTACGCTCAATGCCTCTTACATCCTCCTGATAAGCCGATTTACCAACGTAGTCCCTTGTGACTAGCTCACGGACAGAAGTCGCTTGCTTAGCGCTCTCTTCTCGAGTGTATCTTCTCAATGCTTCTTGTCGCTGACCATCTTGTCCGACATAGTTCTCAACCGTCGCCAATTTAGCAGATAGTCCGTCAGCCGTTTTCTGAAATTCAGACTTGGCAACGACAAGGTCTGTCTTGCCATCTTCAGGAGCAGGACCTGCATCTATACGATTCGAACTTCTGGTCAATTCGACCTTGCGAAACGCTACATGGCCAATCTCGCTATAGCCCAGAATAATTCGCCAGAAGTCAAAATTATCAGGCTTGGTCAATGCTGGTATAGTGACTTGATAAGTCTGCCAGCTAGACGTGAGAGTGAAATTACCATTCATAATCTCAGGATTACCAGGTGCTGTTCGATTAGCTCTTAATGACACCCAGACGTTTGGAGAACCAGAGTAGCAAATCCCTTGAAATGAGAGGGTGTAAGTCTCGCCAATCTCCAAATCAAGAAGAGCTGTCGAACTCTTACTTGAAGCTCGACTCCCTTCTTTCGAATAGATTTGCATCTGCTTCCAAGTGTTAGTCGTGCCTTTAACATTGTATTCGCCATTCAAAATGGTCCAATCTTGTGGACTACTATCGCCTTGACTATATTGCCAAAGACTTCTTGAAAAGTCATAGTCTTCAGCATAATTCCGCCCACCGACCTTCATCTTCGAAAATTCCTCACGAATTTTCCCGGCTTCAGATATAACTAAAGTCTTATCTGCCTTGTCTTTTGTTGCATTAAAGATTTCCTGACGAATCGAACCAGCACGCACTTCAAATTCAGCCAGACTCAACTTCTGATTTAGCTTGTTCTGCGTGTTTGTTTCAAGGCTCTTCACAGATTGCCTAATATTTTCAGCAGTCACATTGAGTGAGCTGATATCCGCTTTGGTTCTGAGACCTTCGGTCAGACGGTTCACACCAGCATCTAGTGCATCAGCACGCTGTTTGAAGTTGGATTCAATTGCTGAGACACGGTCTCCTTGATTTCTATGCGCAACCTGCACACTCGCTATCTTACTAGTCAGCTCTTCGGCTGTCTGCGTGAGTTCTGACTTACTTGCCTTACCATTGGCCAAGTTGGTCAGTTCTGACAGTCTGCGAGTCGTGCTCTGCTCAAACGTTGACTGAGCTGATTTGACGCCAGCCAGTTCTTTTTTGGTCTGAACAAGTGCTTCAACTTGCTTGGAAATCTCAGCTTCAGCCTGTGCTTGCTTCGGTCGAATATCGTTTGCGATAGTTCGTTTCAGAACGTCCAAATCGCCCAACAAAGCCGTCTGAGCGCTCGTAGCCTGTCTCTTGAATTCTTCAAGTTTGGCAACAGAATCTAGACCAATCCGCTTGGCTTCCTGTGCAAGCAGGGTACTTGCGCCAGCGTTTCGCAACGCTTCTTCAGCCCTGCGCTTGACTTCTTGTAATGGGCCGTTGTCAAAGCTGTTGAAACGCTGATTGATAGTGTCAGATAGTTCTTGCTTGACTTCTTCGGATCTTGCTCTTGCAAGTTCAATACCGTCAGAAATTTCCTGTCTAAGCAATTCAGCCTTATGATCAAAGTCTAAGTTTGCATTTTGAAGAGCTTTTTCAAGGGCAATTTCTTGAGCTGATTCTGTCACTCCAAGAATTGCATCGGCTGCGCTAGATAGTCCACCAGAAGCTCTAGAACCGCCAGTGCCTGCCTTATCGTCGAAAGTCAGAGAGATGTACTCTTCTTTTAAGGCATCGAACTCATAAGCAATAGCTTTCTTGAATGCATCGACATTGTGTTTCCAGCTCTTGAGATTGACCGTATCGCCTATGTGAACAACTTGCCCATCAAGTTCATAGGCTTCAA